ACTTCGACAGGTGAAATAGAAGAAATTAATGCCGATACGACAATCTATTAAAAAAAATGATCAAAAAGTACTGTGGACGAAGTACATATATCTATGGAGAAGAATATGAAGTCAGTTACTAATACTAGTTTACAAAGTTGGAGTCTTCCCTTCCGAACTGAAAAAGGGGTAAAGGATTTTTATCTTACCCCAAAGCAAACCATCAAAGTTCCCGCTTCATATATTACTGATCATGTTATTAGGTTCCAGGAAAGAAACCTAATTTCTATTAAGAACGCATAATAGGAGATATTTAAATGCCAAATTTCGTAAGTCCTGGTGTATATGTCATCGAAAAGGACATTTCAGATTATCCCCCAACCATTAATTCGTCTGTGGTTGGAATTGTGGGATTTGCCTCCCGAGGACCAATTGCAGGACTTAATAGTAAGAAGGCAACTCTTATTACAAGCCAACAAGGTCTCATTGATACTTTTGGAGAACCCGCTGAATATATTAAGGGGCAAGCACTAGAAGGGGCTCTTGAAATTCTAGAAGCTACTAACTCGCTGCGCTTTATTCGTTGTGCTTCTGGTGCTGTAAACGCAAGTAATGCTGTAACTATCGGTGGATGTCCAGCAGTTTACGTTAGTGGTACTCGGTCTGCTCCACTAATGCAAAAGGCTCGTGGTAATGTTCTTGGTATTTCTGCTATAGGAAGTAATGATGGGCACGGAGTGGGTGGCCTTGCTCCATATCTTGGATACGGTGGAACTTCCAGTGTTCGTCTTACTGCTACCGTGTATGACCAATCACGAAATAAAATAGTAGATGGTAAAGTGTATACTATTCCTTCAGGAACTATTGCTGCTTCGGGATCTACTGGTGAGGCTACTACTATTCAAGCTCTTAAAAAGGTAATAGGCGGCTCATTAGATGCTGATAGAATTGGGGCTTTTGCTAATGCTAACGGGGTTGATGCTTCTTCCTTTATCGTAGGGGAAGCTGCTGGTAATGTGGCTACTGTTGAGCTTACTATGGAAATTCAGAACCATGTTGGTACGTGGGAAGGAATTCTTGGTTTACAACCTATTAATAAACTAGGTGCGCTTGGAACAGGAGTGTCTTCTGTAACCTCTTCGGGTACTAGTATTGAGACTAGTTCTGTTTCTTATCTAGTTGAAAGCTTATATCCTGGAGACGGATATAATGCTGGTACTACTCCTGCTGGTAATACTAGTGGTGTTTCCTTCGAGGTAGCCGTAAATGGTGGAGAAAACTGTATTGAACAGGTAAATAACCTAGGAACAGCAGTTGAAAACTTTAAAGCAGGAACAGTTTCTTCTGCCTTCTTAGAAAAAGCTCTTGGAACTAGTTTTGATGATAGAACTTCTGATTATGTTATTGGTAATTTTGCTTCAGGAACATATGACAACACTTTAAGTGTTACTTCCTTAACCAGTTTTGAAAAGCCAATAACATCCCTGGTGGGTACGGCTCTTACTATCAACGGGGTGCAAGGTGACAGTGGTGCTCCGGGGATCTCGACGGCTGATCCACGCTTTTTAAAATTAGTACAAGGTACTTATAACTTAGCTGGTGGAACAAATGGTATTCCTACTGCTGCAACTCATGGGGCGCTCAATGAAGCGGCTGCGGTAGCCACCACAGTTGTAGGATCTGTTAGAACAGATGGTGGTAGGACAGGTATTGAAGCTCTAGACGATCCAGTTTTGAATATTTCAATTGCTATAGCTCCTGGTCCTGGTGTTGGGGATAACCAAACAATCCAGAATGCTTTGGTAACTAAGGCTGAACAAACTACAGACTTCCTTGCTCTCCTCTCACCACCTTACAATGTTGGTAAGACAGGAGATGCTATTGAGTGGAGTAATGGATTTGCAACAACGAGAACAGCCGCTATTAATAGTTCGTATGCGGCTCTTTACTGGCCTTGGTTAAAAGTTTTCCAAGTCTTTGACGGTAAGGATCGCTGGTTAGCCCCTGAAATTTATGGTGCTCGTCAGATAGGAGTAACGGATTCAGTTTCTGATCCGTGGTTTGCTCCTGCTGGATTTGTACGTGGTCGCTTAACTAAGCCAACAGATGTTGAAGTTGTCCTTAATCAAGGGGATAGGGATTCAATGTACTCTGGTGGAAATGTTATCAACCCAGTTGTTAACTTCCCTCAGAATGGAATTGCTATCTTTGGTCAGCGTACTACACAAAGACAACCTACTGCACTGGATAGAATTAATGTAAGGCGTATGATGATTTACATTAAGAAGCAGATTCTTGCTTCAACTCAGAGACTAGTCTTTGAGCCGAATGATCAGTTTACATGGACAAGAGTTGAGCAGCTTCTTAACCCCATGCTAGATGATATTGCAAGGCGCAGGGGTATTACTGAGTTTAAGGTGGTCTGTGATGAGACAACCAATACGCCAGTAAGAATTGATCGAAATGAAATGTGGACTAAAGTTCTTATTAAGCCCACAAAGACTGCTGAGATTATAATTTTCGAGTTAAACCTCACTAATCAATCTGCTCAACTAGGAAGCTTATAGGAGAAATATAAATGGCGAGTGCAAAAAATACACCTTATTACGTAGGTGGTGACCTAAACCGAGAAAGTTTCGAGAGTGGACTTCCTGTTATTTCAGAAGGTCTTGATTCCGTACGCACATATCAATTCGAGATTCATTTTGAACTTCCCCCAGGTCTTACTGATCCTGCTGGGAAGCTAACTCTTGCTGCAAAGCAAGTGACTGCCGCAGGGTTTACTACTGAAGCTATTGAAGTTCATCGTGTAAATGATAAGGTTTTCTATCCTGGTAAGGCTTCTCCTGAAGAGCTTACTGTTACCTTTGATAACTTCTATCAGCCAAAGATTGCTAATACTCTGTGGCAGTGGTTCTCTGCGATTTATGATCCTAAGATGGGTGTTTTTCAAAAGAATGGAAGTACTGCATGGAAATCTCAAAGAGCTACTATTGTTTCTTTGGATTCCAAGGGACAACCTCTAATGGAGACTATCTTATATGGAGTATACCCCCAAAGTTGGAAGACTGCTGAATTCAATTACTCTACTAACGAGTTTCATACCATTGAAATGGTTTTCCGCTATGACTTCATGGAACACGCATCCTATGGTGGAGAGGGCTAAGTAATTTCGATTACTTTAAACATATAAAAAGAAAGTAATAAAATCTAACATGTAATTTTAGCCCAGCCTAGATCTTTCTGGGCTGGGTTTTTTCTATTATAAACTAGTTATGGACTACTACTACGCATTACTAAACAGTTATGACCTCCTGAAGAAAAGAAAGTTTAAGCTCTCTTTGCGTGAGCAAGAAAAGGGCAGTGCTACACAGGAGGTAAGCCCCGAAGCTATCGAGCAGGCAGCAGACGAGGCAGAAGCAGCACTAAAGAAGGCTGTGGAGCAACCACCTCAAGAGACGGCAGTTGAGACCAACTTAGGTGTTAATAGGGATATTTCACTTTTTGTTGACGGGACAGGAACACAATCGGGCGACAAAGACGCCATGCATAGAACTGTGAGGGTAGGGGGTGTAGAAGGTGCATACGGTAGTACTATTAAGTTTAAAGCAACAGAGATCGAGAATATCAAGTGGACTAAGAAAAACACAAATGGTAATAAACTTGCCAGAGCTTGGGCTGGTGCTGGTGGAGGGACAGAAATAGATTACAAAAAAGACGATTCGGACAACAAGGCCGGAAAGTATATTGGGTCAGAAACCATCAAACAGAAGGAAGAAATAGAGCGACAGAACCTACGGTGGGCGAGGATCAGTGCTGAGCGAGCCGCACGGCTGGGGTTGGAGTTGGCGGGTAAGTCTAGTGACGAGGTAGAGGCTGTTGTAGATAGCTTAGAGACAAAAGTAGATACTACATTAGAACGCACAGACATTACCGCACAAGAAATTATAGATACATTAACAGCGGTTACTGCTTTAATAGAAATAGGTAAAAAAATTAAAAGTAGTAGAGGAGATTATAGAGATGTTACTGGTCTATCAGACTTAGGAAATCTTTTCAAGGATTTAAAAACTAAACACGACATAAGCATATCCGAAGACGGTACTGTTAAATTTGGTAAGCTTAAGTTGACTCTTGATGCTAATTCTGATCTGGGTGAATTTGTCAGGGAGAATGCGGACCTTGTAAAGAAATTAGCAGACTTATATAGTGATACACTAGGGGTTGCCGCTGAGATGAGTGCTATGAATCCAGTAGGGTCAGAACCCCCACCAGATGAAGAAGCTGTAAGAGGAGTAGCTATAGAGAATTTAGAGTTACTAGGATTAGATTGTGTGGAGTCGTTTGCATGTATGGATATTCTGACTGCTAAAGAAGGTGAAACAAAGGATCCTGAATATTTAAAGTGTCTAGAATTTCAAAAAGAATGTTATGATAAATTTACTACGGGTGTAGTAGAGGCTATTAAAGTTAGAGAAGATTTTGAAAAAAGGAAAGCTGAATGTGAAG